CTGCAGCGTGAGAAGGGGAAGCAGCCAGGTGTCTCGCTGTCCGGCACGACCCTTTCCTGGGCCTACTCCTACAACACGAACGGTTGGGGCTACTTCTCTGCCAACTGTCAGATTTATTACGGATATTACTGATGGCAGCTCGACTACTTGTGACCAAGGAGAACGGAGAGATCCTCTTTGACACCACAAAAATATGTTACGGGTTGGTGAAAAGCGGGAATTTGGCGTACCTCGAAAACTGGGCGCGGTATTTCTTGAGATCCGCGCAACTCGATCCCAGCAATGGCGCGAACTGGGCGCCTGAAGCGGCGACTCCGCCGCGTGGCGACCCGGCCTATGGGTTCACGGTGACGAATGCTCAATCACCGATTGTGTTCATTACCGGGCCCGGTTGCCTGAATGGCGTTTCTCGCACTGGCAACAGCATGACGTTCATCTATATGAACGCCGATGAAAACACCAGGTACTACTGCTTTGACCTGATGGCCAACAACATCGCCGGGAGTCCTTACTTGAAGACCTTTCTGGAGGATGGAAGGATCAGTTTCAATTCCCTCCAGCCTCCCTTGAATGTCATCGCCGCGGTGAGTGCGCCCGGCAAGCCTGCACCCAACGGCGGTAATCAAAGCGCCTGGTACCCCTATACCTATGCGGGTGGATACAACGTGCAACGTCGCGGCATGGTAGCGCCGGGTTACTCACCAGCACTGGACAGCAGAGTCGACATCGCCCTGGGCGGCGAAGAATACGCCGCGCATTTGCCCTGGTCGCGCGCAGCGATATGCCTGAACGGCAGCGCCTCACCAGGTTATACGGTGTCGGTTGCAGAGGGGGTCTACGGAAGAAACGGTGGAATAACCTTCATGTTCGGGGCCGCTGGGGCAACAACCATTGGTACTACACCCGCGATGAGTGATGGGAGCGTGCCGGCCGGCAATGCTTTCAGGAACATTCCAGACCTCAGGCCCACCGCCCTGGTGATCCGCACAGCTGGGCTTCCTTTTCCATATCAGTGATGCACTGACTTTTTCAGAGCCCTCGAATGCGAGGGCTTTTTTCTGGAGACTTGAATGTCCAAACAGACGATCAACCTCGGCACTGTGCCTACGGGGGCGGGCGGCGATACGCCGCGCAGCGCCTTCACCAAGACCCAGTCGAACATCGACGAACTCTATGCAGCGTTCGGGGCAACTGGTTCGCCGCAGGCCCTGCCGGCTGCATTGCCAGTCGCCCTTGGCGGCACAGGAAACTCCACCGGCACTGCTCAGAAGCTTTTCGGTGCTGGAATGGTTGGCGCCGTTTCGCAGTCTGGGGGAGTTGCCACCGGTGCGGTCATGGAGTCCGGCACCAACGCTGCCGGCTCCTACATCCGCTACGCCGACGGCACGCAAATTTGCTACAAGCGCGTTTCTCTCGGTGGGGTGGCGATTGGCAGTCCGGCCGGCTCCGTGTTCTACAGCACCGTGGTAAACCCTGGCGCATTCGCCGCAACATTCGTTGGGCTGCCGACGACCGAGGTTGTGGTGCAGAGCTCTTCGGGCTTGTGCTGGAACACTGTCGCTGCCGACCCGACAACCCTCCAGTTCGGGTCTATTTTCATCATCTCGCCCACCAGCACCTCGGTGACCATTATCCTGAACTGTTTGGCCATCGGGAGGTGGTTCTGATGATCATTAAACTGACGTCTGTTCGAAACGATGAGTCGCTGGCTGTGGTGGTTGCCGGTGACGTGCTGACCGTGAATGGCCAAGCTTTTGATTTTTCGCAAGTGGGCCAGGGCGACACACTGCCGCGCCAGGCGATCAAATCCCCGTGGTTTGACGCCGACGTTGAGCGCGTGGATGGGCAGCTGGTGGTCACGCTGCTGCTGCCAATTCCCGCGAATTACAGCCCAGAGCAGGCTTTCCCGGTTCCGCTGCTGAATGTTCCGGATGGCGCAGTGCAGTTTCCGGCGCCGCTCCCGGTGGAAGGGGAACCGGCTGCACCGCGTGCGATGCCTGAGTTTCAGCAGGTCGTTGGCGCCATCGATTGGAGCCAGCTGGTCACGGCACAGATGAAGGCGGCCACCGCTGCCGCGGCGCAGCTCACGCAGATGAAGGCTGTTCTGGCGAGCAAAAATGCGTCGGCCAACGCGCAGATCCTGCGCATTCAGGATCGCGTCGACACGCTGGGTTATGGCATCGACGCGGGCGAGGCAACAGAGGCTGATGAGACCGAGCAGGCCGCGCTGCTGGTCAGCTTGAAAGCCTGGAAAGCCTACAAGTTTGCGCTGGGCAAGGTCACCAGCCAAGCCGCATGGCCAACCCAGCCGGCGTGGCCAGGGGAGCCAGCCGTCCCCGATATCGAAGCGTCGCCGATGGCGCGAGCCAACGACGAGATCTGACACAAGCACGAAGCCGAACACCCGCCGACGAGCGGGATTTTTTTGCCTGGAGAACACCCATGCCCATCACTCAGCAGCAGCTGCTGCAGATCCTCCCGAACGCCGGCGGCAGAGCCGGCGTTTTTGTACTTGCCCTGAACACGGCGATGCAGCGGTACCAGATTGTCGGCAACAAGCGCGTTGCGGCGTTCATCGCCCAGATTGGCCACGAATCTGGCCAGCTGGTCTATGTGCGCGAGATCTGGGGGCCGACCGCCGCCCAGCGCGGTTACGAGGGGCGCAAAGACCTGGGCAACACCGTCGCCGGCGACGGCTTCAAGTACCGCGGCCGCGGGCTGATCCAGGTCACCGGCCGGGCGAACTACGCAGCGTGTGGCGAAGCCCTGGGCCTGGACCTGATCAGCCACCCGGAACTGCTCGAGCTGCCGCAGCATGCCGCGATGTCGGCGGCCTGGTTCTGGGGCACCAATGGGCTGAATACACTGGCCGATGCCGGTGATAACGCCAATATCGGCAGCATCATCAACACTGGCCGGCGGGGGCGGGTGCCGAACGGAGCCGCTGAGCGCGCGGCGCTGTACGCAAAAGCGCTGAAGGTGCTGGCGTGATCGCCGTGCCGTGGCACGTGATCGGCGCGCTGGCGCTGGTGCTGATCAGTGCCGGAAGCGCCTGGCAGTTCCAGGACTGGCGCTATGGGAAGCAGTTGGCCGAGCAAGCCCAGCAGCACTCCGACACCATCAACCAACTGACCCAGGCAGCCGCGACCGCCCAGCAGGCCGAGCAGGACAAGCGCCTGGCCCTGGAACAGCGGCTGGCGGCCAGCGAGAAAACTCACTTCGAGAAGATGACCCATGCACAAAAAGACCAGGCTCTGCTGCGCGATCGCCTTGCTACCGCTGATCTGCGGTTGTCAGTCCTCCTCGATGCAACCGACGTTGCCAAGGGCTGCGGTGTGCCAGCCACCGCCGGCGCCGGCGGCGTGGATCATGCAGCCGTACGAGCCCGACTTGACCCGGCGCATGCTCAACGAATTGTCGCCATCACCGACGAAGGCGACCGGGGACTGATCGCGCTGCAGGCATGCCAGGCCTACGTCAGCGACATTCGAAAATAAACGTGAATTGATTTGACCAGCTAATTTACCCAAATTCGTTTCCTTTTCCCTCGATGTTATACAATTTAGAGTAAGTTTCTTGCCAAGAAAAACGATTGTGAGGATGTTGTTTTAAATGGCGGACATTTACATTGGCCCATTTCCAATATTCGGAATAATTTTTTTCAATTAATGCTAGGGCAAGAAGAAGGGAAATCGAAAAGCAATATGCTCCAATTGTTGGAGGGCTCTTGCCTGCATGTAGTGCAGAGTTTCGGAGGTTAAAAAGGTACTTATATCCGGTGTAGTTATCTTCTGAAAATTGCTCCAGGTTTTCTACAATGCTCGCAAGGCCGATTTTTAATTCATCGTTTTTGATTTGTTCAATGGCGAAGTGAAGGGCATGCTGTAGGCTACTGCAGCGGTCATTGACTTTATATGTCTTTTGAATAGCTTTGAATTCTTGTAGAACAACGCCATCGATGCTCAAGTATTCTGAAAGGATTGTCCGGCTAAGTGACTCCATCAGTGGAAAGCTTAAATAGGATAGGGCAAGGCCTGCGTGCATCCTAGGCTGTTGGATATCGTGGTTGTTCTCGCCAAGAGCCAAAGCTGCACAGGTTTCCAGAAGTTGATAGAGTGGAATATTGTCTCTGATTGGATGGGGCGGTGGCGCATGGTGGAAATCTAGAAGTAGGGTGCACATCCATGACCAAAATAAGTAGTTATCTTTCGTTGTGATTGATCCCAAGTTTCCAAATAACAGTTTTTTTGTTGTCTCCACGCCGAACAAGATTAGATCTTGGTGGTTTAGTAAGTGCGGTTCTATGCCGTTGTTGTGAAGTTCAAAAACGTCAGCGTTAGCGTTGTATACAAAATTCTTGCCAGATCTAGTTGCTTTGTTCCACTGCTCGGAAAGTAATCTGATTTTATCTTGCATGTGCATTCCCTCATTATATTTTTATGGATTGGAAATACCTTGAGTAGCAACGAGCACTTATCAATACCTTCATGCTAGTTAGTCAGCGTAGACGACGGCATCGGCTTTGTAACAAAACCTTTTCCGGCGCAGGTCGAACATTCGTCACGTACCCCAAAGCGATCCAAGCAGATGGGGCACATGCAAAAGGCGGCCGACTCGATGTAGGGACGCACCTTTTCAAAGGCGTGCAGATCCCGATCTTCCTGGGCAACCTGAGCCGCATCAACCAGCGCGCGGTACGTGTCCGGGTCATCGAGGGGATCGTGGCAAACACCGCGGATCATCCGTTGCGTCTCGATCAACTGGTACCGCCGTCCGTACATCTCCAGAATCAGCCCCGTGATCGTGCCGACATTCCGGGAAATCCCCAGATTGAGGTGTATCCCTTCCGGGCCCGAGTAAACCTTACCGTCATAGGACGATGATGCGCTGCGTGGTTCGGTGCTTGCGAAGTAGAAGATCGTGCGACTGATTGTGCCCAGCAACTCCCCGTTGTCGATCTGCACGACGTCATAGATCGAGGCCCCGCGGTAGTGGCCTGGCGCGTTGTGCAGTTCCTCGACCGCGTGCCAGTAGGCAGCGTCTGCCATTTCGTTCATGTCGAACTGCTCAAGCTGATCGATCAGCCCCTCAGCGCGCAGCGCCGCAGCCATCTGATAAAGGGTTCCCCTGTGACCCTCAGGGTTTTGCAT